GGTCCTTTCGCCCATTGCCCTCCCCTCTGTCTCTTTTTTCTATTTTCTAATTAATAAGAGAAGCCGTCCAAGCCGTCCAAGCCGTCCAAAGCCTTGCCATCCTTGGGCTAGCGGGTGGACGGCTTAAAACTCAAGCCGTCCAAGCCGTCCACAGTTGACGGGCTGAAAGCGCAAATGACCGTAGGCCAACGTAAATCGCCGCGCCGCAAGCCCGAGGAGGTCAACCCGTCAGCCTTGAATTGACGAAGCCTCGCTAGGGTTTTTCCGGACTGCGGCGGTGGCGTGAGGCGAGGGGGGCCCTAGGAAGGACCCGCGATCCCCTGGAGAAGCCCCTCGAATCGGCCGCGCGAGGCCACTCCCCGCTCCGTTGCTGGCCGGTGCGGGCGACAGGAAGCCAAAAGGGCGCGGGAAAAGATCGAGCGCGGGCGCGAGGTCATGATCACACGACCAGCGCGATGCGCGCATAGGCCGCCGCGCGGCTCCGAGCGACGTCCCGAGCGCGCCAGGCGCGACCCTGCCGACGCGGGTTGTGCCACAGGCGCCGCGACCTAGCACGAAGCCGTGGCGCTGATAGAGAGAACCCAAGCAGCCCCATAACCGGCGTAGCGAGCCGCCATATGCCCCCACGAAAAGAAAAGGCGCCGAGGCCCCGTTGGCACCCGCAAGCGAATTGCGCCGCGAGCGAGCGCCCCCAATGGCGGCGACCGCAAAATAAAATCGCGGGACGCTATTTTGAAATTGGCCGATCTCGGTGTTAGCAAGTCGCCGTCGTCGCGCTGGCAACAACTCGCGCGGCCTGGGGAGGATAAATTCGGGCGCCGCGCCGAGGCGACGTCACGGGCCAGCGCCTAATTTTGCTTGTTGAGCTCCGCCAGCCTCGCGAAGGGGTCGCGCCGCTCCTGGAGGACTTCCTTCGCCGGCTCTTGCGCCGGCGGCAAATCCTCCGGCTTTTCCGAAACGATCGCCGGCCCAGCTGCCCGCCGCGGCGCGAATAGCCCCTCGGCGATCGCCGCCTGCGGCATGCCGCGACGCCTCGCGAGCTCGGCCCATTCGTCCTGCGTCGTCGACGAGAGCCCGAGATATTCGGCCAGGGCCAAATTGTAGACCCGCGCATCGAGGATGTGATTGTCCCGCTCGCTGGAGCGGATTTTCCAGAATTTGCGCAAGCGCCCTTTGAATTTTTCCTCAGCGAGATATTCGGACGTCAACTGGCGAAAATATGTTTCATCAAGCCAGGTGCCGAAATGACAATAGCCTTCCGGATCGCGCTCCTTGCCGCTGGCGATTCCTTCCTTGCGCAGATCCTCGTAAAATGCGCCCTTGATCGGCCAAGTGCCGACGGGCCAAATCCGCGCGCCCTTTTTAATCTTGTGGCCCGCTAGATCGATGTCGACGAGGCTGGGCGTGCCGATTGCCGGCCTACCCCAGCCGTCGCGGCCGTCGAGCGCGAGAACCATGTCCTGGCCGGTGTCTGGGTGCAAGCATTGGTTGAGGCGCGTCCAAGTATAGACGACATGGCTGCGATAGCCCGAATCGACGCCGAGGGCATCGATCCGGCGCTTGCCGCCGAAGGCGTCCGGAAATTCGCGTTCGAGCACGCGGGATTTGAGCTGCTCGAAGGCCTCGCCCTCCGGACCTTCCGTCGAGCCGTCGAGATAGAGCACATCAACGACATAGGATTGCCGGTCCGGCGCCAAGGCGAGGATCTCGACCCAGATGCCGCGCATCTGCACGTCGGCGCTCGCGACAAGCACCAATCCGCGCGGCGGAATGCGCCCACGCGGCACGCCCTCCTCGCGGCGCTCCATGAGGCGTTTGTGGTCGGGCGCGTCGCCCTTCATCTCATAGGGTAGCCCGAGCCATAGATTGTAAAAGGCTTTGAGCTTTTGTGGATCATCGCCGGCGTCGATGAATTTGCCGGCGATATGGTCCCATGGGACGAAAGGGCTAGACAATGTATCGAAATGATAAGACGGAAAGCGGCCGGGCCCTGGCTCTGTGGCGACCCAGCGGCCACGGCGAGAGAGGGCGCGCTTTTCATGCGCGTGAATGACCGCGCCGCAGCAAGGCGCGACGTAAAACGCCTTATACGGAAACGTCCGTTCGAACTGGAAGTTTGGGCCAAACTCAAAAACAAAGAAACTAGGACCGCCATCGGCGGCCGTGCAATGCGGGCATGGCACATTCCAGCGGCGCTTGTCGCCCATCTCGTAGCGGCGCTCGATCTTCGAAGCGCCCTTGATCGTTGGCGTCGAAACGTCGGCCTTTTTCCAGTCGCCGGACGCCAGAAAACTCGTGATGCGGCCGTCGGAAAGCTCCAACGGGTCGCCCTGGCCGTCGAGGTCGTCAGGATATTCGTCGACTTCGTCGCGGAATAGCTTTTTGAGCGTCTTGGAGCGCAGATCGGCGGCAGACGACGCGAGCAGCAGATCGAGCGCGCCGCCGGGAAATTTCTTGCTATAGGTTGTCGAGCCCGTGGCGCTACGCGAGGTCTGCGGCACGACGCGGACAGCGAGCGCGGGAGAGTTTTCAATCGCCGGCTGTAGCTTGTCGCGGTTGAAATCAGCGAGCGCGCCATCGGTCGGCTGGAGGATCGCCATACGGCAGGGGTCGCGGTCGATCGAATGGCCGATCGCCGCGATGAGCAGCATGGTGAATCCGCACTGCACGCCCTTCATCACAGCGATTTGGTTCACGCCGGTATCGGGGCCAAGCAGATCGAGCGGCTCGAGGATGTAAGGCGTTTCGAGCGGGTCCCAATATTCGCCAGCGCGTGGGCCGTCTGGCACGACAAGATTTTTCGCGGCCCATTCGGAGGGCGCGATGCGCTCCGGAGGGGCGATTCCGGCGGCGAGGGCGCCGGCGATGAGGGCTAGAGGATTACAGGGGAAGTTCATTGCTGCGGCCCGCTGGCGATAAGCTTCAACTCGCGCGCCAGGGTTTCGCGCAAGTCTCGAGCAAAGCCCTTCAGCGCCGCGCGAGCGCCAGGCGCTCCCTCGGCAGCGACGGCGATGGCGAGATCATCGGCGCGGGCCGGGAGCTGATCTATGATGCGCACCATCGCCTCGGCGCAGCGCACCATCGCGGCCTCGATGGCGTCGATCGGCGCGAGCTTGCCAAGACGCTCATCGAGATCGAGCTTCGCGATATCGGCCTGATAGGCGACGCGGCGCGCTTGCTCATCGCTGTAGACAAGGGCCGCCCCTTCCTTTTTGGGAGCAGGCGCGTCGGCATGCGTCGTGGCTCTAGCGAGATCCGTGGTGTCGCCAACGGCGCGGTCAAACTCCGCGACGTTGATCAGCACGGTGGAGCGCGGGCCATCGCGACGCGACAAAAGGCCCTGCGCGTGCAAGCGCTCGGCCCGCTTCGAAATCGCCTGTTTCGAGACGCCGCGCAGTTTCGCGAGGGCTGAAATAGAGAGCCAAAGTCCGATGGGTTCAGTTTGCGCGACGTCACTTTCCGACATGGCCCAAGCCCATCCGATCGCACGGCCTTCCAACAAGCGCCGCATGGCGTAGTGGCGCGGCGCCCCTCACGCCGAGCCGCCTTCTCGACGCCAGAGTTCAATTGCTCGATCGTGCTCCTCGGCGCTTTTTTCAATCGACGCAAAAAAGCTTTTGATCTTGCGCTCCGCGCAAGCGCGGATTACTCCCCAATCTTCGGGGCTTAAATTCGACCTGGACTTTGCGAGGCTGCTTAAACTGTCGTCGCGTAAATAAGCCTCGATCCGCTTCACGCTGCCTTTTGTCTCCAATGCCTTTCCGATGCCGAATTCTTCGACAAGGTGCATAAGGATGGTTTGCAAGGCGAGCATATTCGCATAGGTCGCGGCGTCGAAGGCGCTCCCGAGCGGTTCATTCGTGTTCGAAAGTTTGACGCGATCACGAACCTCCGAAATCTGCATGTTATTCAGCTCCCCGCGCGCCCGTGACGCGTCTTCAGCCCAAGAGTTTATCGAGATGCTTTTCGATCGCCAGCGGGACAAACGCGTCCGCGCTGCTATTGAAAGCCCGGGCCGATTCGTCCTTGTCCAACTCCTTCGCCAAGGACGGTCCGAATAGCCGGCGCACGGGAAAGCGCTTCATCCCAGTGCGCGCCATGAATGCACCGGAGACGCGCCCGTTGCCGACGAACGATCGCTTAAAGTCATGCTCCTTCGCCCAAGGAAAGGCGACGACGCCGTGAGGCCCGAGTTTCACGCGGAATTCCTTGATCGGAATCGCCGGCCTTCCCTTAGCGATAATTTGATAGTTGAGTTTAGTGGGGGCGGCGCTGATGGTCTCAATGCGCGAAGTGACGGACCTATATTTAACAAGCCCCGTCTGGCGCTGGAGCGCGTGCTGAACTTGTGTTCGAACCTTGTTACCGCCCTCATTCAGCCCGCGCGCGATGGCTAGCGGGATCTTCTTCGAAAGGCGAATCAGTTCGCGGTCCAGTTCTCGTTTTAGCGACTCCACGTCCACCTTGAAGTTGATCATCGATTTTCTCCGTCGCGCGCGGCGATCGCGCCGAGCGTCAGGCCTTTCCGCCGATCGGCGCCTTGGCCAAATCCATTTGCCCGATGGCGTTTTCGATCACGCCGAAAAACTTTTCCAAATCCTCGGCGATCATCGCGCGATAGTCCGCGGCCTCGTCTGCGTCCGACGAATGAACGACAACATTCGCGTCGATCATGGCGAAGCAACTCGCGCGGAGCTCGACAAGCTCTCGCAGCGCGTGGTCAACCCTCAATCCGCACGCCAATCGAAAATAGAACATCGCGAGATTCGCGAGAACAATCCGCTGCGCGATCGATTGCGCAAAGGGCGCTCGCTCCTGCCGTTCCTTTTTCGCAATGCCTTCGCCCAACTCTTTAAGCGTTCGCTCTGCGTCATAGGGCTCGCCGCCATCAACGGATGCGCCGCGCTGCCATCGGCCAACGTTGTGGGTTTCAACTTGCTGGCGCGCTCTCGCCAAATCGTCGACGCCGCGCCGATAACCGGCCGGAAGGCTCAAAGATTCGGGCCTGCCCACGGGAACGCGCGCCACGGGCCCGGGCGCGAAGGATTTTTCGTCGTTCAAAACATTACTCCCCTCTGCTGGCGCCCGGCGTCGCTTCCGGCATGCTTCTGCCTGTGTCGGCGCGCAGCGCGCCCCGCGCATCAATGACTTGGCCGATTCTGGCGACCAGAAGATCATCATTGATCGAGAGCTCGACACGATTAGTGATCGCCGCCGAGCCGTCGAGCCGGACCGGCGTCGGCGAACCGCCGGCGCCAAAACCGAATGACGAGAGCCCCGGCGAAACGCCGCCAATGCCGGCGCGCTTCAGTTGATTGCCCGGCGACCAGCGGCCCCAGCCAGCCCATTGGTCGATATCATCGCCTACGCGCTCGGCCCAATTGCTGGGCGGGGAGTCATTCATGGCGCCGTAGTTTTTATAGATCTGATTACCGATATAGCCGGCCCCGGCGATGCCAAGCCCAGCGCCCAAAAGCCCCATGCGGCCGAGCGCGCCGCCGCCGAGGCCGCTGATCGCCGCCGCCGAGGCGGGGTTGCCGGCTATGGTCTGCACCACCGCCGCGGCCTTCAGCGCCGTCTCGAATCCGACGATGGCGGTCGCGGCGCCCCCAAGTGCTTCGACCACCCTGAGGGTTCCGGTGTCCAGCTCGGCGAACGTTTGAACAAGGTGCGCGCCCTCGTTGATCGTCGGCGTGAGCCATGCATCGTTGGCGCGCCCGAACGCGGTTTCGAGATTCTTGGTCGATCCTTCCAGCCGCGACATTGCGCCGTCGAAGCCGGCCATGCGCTCCTCGGCGACTTTCTGGGAATAGCCCTGCGAATGGTTCTTGAGTTCGTCGAGCTTTTTCAGAAACAGTTCCGGGTCGCCTAGCGCCGTCATGATCCGGGAGCCCTGTTTCGAGCCGAACACCGCATTGGCGAGCGCGGGATTATGCGCGATCGCCCCCATCAGGTCCGTGAACAGTCTGTTTGTGTCGACGCCGCCCATAGAGGCGTCGCGGTAGTGCCGCGCCTCGCCGGCAATGCTTTTTTTCGATTTGGCGTCGTCGCCGGAAAGGACATCCCCCAAGACATTCATGACGGCCGGCATGAACTTGGCCGCGTCGGCCACGACGGCTTTGTCGTTGAACACGCCCTGGAGCGAGGCCTTGGCCTCCTTGGACAGTTCTACGCCATAGGTCGCGGCGATGGTCTTGGCGAAATTATTGGCGTCCATCGGACGCGAGCCCTGATTCTGATACTTAGAATAATCAATCCCGCTCGCCATCATCGCGGTGCGCGCGCCAGAGGTGGGCTTCAAGAGATTGGCGATGACGGCGCGTCCCGCCGTGCCCATTTCGTCGCCGCCCATATTGGCTTTCTTGCCGAGCCCCATGAAGGCCAGCATCGTCTCTTCCGAAAGCCCCCCGAGATGGAACGGCGCGGCGGCGAATTTATAGCCCTCCCTGATATCATCGGGGGTCATGCCGAATGCTTTCGAGGCCTTGACCTGGAGGTCCGCCGTGCGCTGCGCGTTGGCGACCGCCTCCTCGTAGGTCGAGGTATTTTTCCCAAACCCGAACATGCCGCCCTCGAGAACCGTCGAGGCCTCCGGCAAGCTCAGGTCCATGGCCTGGCCGAGATTGGCGGCGACCTTGGTCAGCGCCAGGATTTGCTGCGTGTTCAGACCGCGCCCTGCCAATGCGCGCTGGGCCTCGAGCCATTGAATATCGTTATATTTCGACGTTGCGCCACCGTGGATCGCCTGGTCGACGAGCGGCTTCTGTTCATTGTCCGAAATGCCCATCACGGCGCGGGCGTAGCGACGTTCCTTGTCGAATTCGCGAAACGTATGAATGACGTCGCCGGCGAAATCCTTCACCTTCAAGGCTATAAAAGGCGCGATGACGGTGCCGAGACCGGAAAGCGACTTGCCGAGGCCGCTCAGCGAGGAACTTGCTTTTTCGGCGCTCCGGCTGATCGTCGACATGCGCGAAATCATATCGGTGGTGCGGGTCCGATTTTCGTTGTAGCCGAAGAGGTCCAGCTTGCCGCCAATGCCCCCACTGAGACGCTTCGACGCCTTGGACAGCGCGTCGATGCGCTTTTCAATCCCCGCGAACGCTTTTCCGGTGAGGTCATCGGCGGAGATAACGATCTCTTTTTTCAGCATCGTCGTCACGACTTGGAATCCTTCTCCGCCTTACGCCGCGCCAGCGCGCGCGAATGCCAATATTGCATACGGCTGAACGTCATGCCTTCGACTTCGTCGAGCGAAACGCCGAAGCCGAAAACGAGGTTGTCCATCATGATTCCTAGGTCGCCGGGGCGACATCCGAAAAAAAACCGATTAGCGCCTCGCGCGCGCGGCGAACGTCGGCGAGCGCCATCATCGCGATCAGCCCCTGGCTAGGCATCTCCTTGCCGGCCGAATCCTTTTTGCTGATGCAGCGGGAGAGATATTGCTTAACGACGCCAATGTCCTCGATGGCGTAGAAGGAGCCATCTGGCGTGCGGGCGAAAATGCGCGGCTCGCCCAATTCGAGATAGTCGCTCGCGCGCGGCTCCTTAATCTCGATCTCGGAAACAGTCACGCCGAAGATCTCGAAGGACTTCGAAAGCTCAAGGGTTATGTCAGACACTTGGACCATCTCCTTTGCGTTCGCCGCGCGCGGCGGCCGTGGTTGAATGAATTGGGGCGCGCCTTCCTTGACCGGACATGTTTGCGAACATGACGCCGAGCCGGAGGAAAACTTACCGATATTGGACAGCCCCAGATGCCCTCATAGGTTTCTCAGCGTCATTCGTTTGCGCGGCCTCGCGCTTTGTTGGTTAGACCAGCCTCTTCATTGACCTGAGCGATCACCGAATTTCACGTCGCGGCGCCGCAGACCGTCGGATGCGGCACAAGGCTTGGCGCGGCGCGCGTGCCGCCACGCGGCTCGAGGCCGGCCTCCGCACACACGGCGCGGATTGCTTCATCCCACCTCGCGTCGGAGCCAGAGGACGGCGCGGGTGGCGCATAAGCGACGCCGCCACGCGGCTCGAGGCCGGCCTCCGCACACACGGCGCGGATTGCTTCATCCCACACTGCGGTGGCTTCCCGCATAGGCGCCGGCCTCGGGGGCGCCGCGCGCGCCGACGCCTCGGAGACAGGCAAAAGGCCAGCGCGTTCGAAGGCCGCTCGAATGGCGGGATTACTCGCCGCGAGATAGCCAAGCGCGGGCGGCGGCGCGGCCGCGCGTCTGTGAAAATACCCATTCGCCTTTTCGTAGCGAGCTTTCGTCTCTGGGTCGGTAGCCATTTGCCAATCTTTCCGTGAAGGTGCCGCCCGCGAATCGTAAAAGCCGAGCGCGCTGTCGATCCTCGAAGCCCCTACTCCGCGGCGCGGCGCGTCTCCTCGATCGCTCGCGCCGTCGCGACCGGGTCGACATCATTCGCGACGCCGGCGCCAATGAGCCGATATTCGACTTGGACCGGACCAATGACGGACGGCGCCGAAGGCGCATCCCGCGAGTCCTCGATCGCTCGCAGCCAATGAACTGGCGCCAAACCCTCTCGCGCCGGCCTCCAAAAGCTTTTCTCACCCGCGACAAGACCGGGCAGAGCGACTTCAACTGCGAGCGGCGGCGCGTAAATAGGGCGTTCCGCCGCGCGGAACTCGACGCGCTCGAATTGCCGCCGCACGAATAGCTCCGCGGAACTTATGCAGCCGGGGGTCGGCGGAATCGATCCGTGGCCGCCGCCATGGTCTCGCACCCGCGCCTGGTGCTCTTCCGGTAATGGCCGGTCTTCGTCTTCGCGGCACCAAAGGTTCACGATTTGCCGTTTGATTTCTTGGCGCGGCGCCCGGCTGCGCTGGCGGACGATACTTTCCGCGTCCTGAATTTTTTCGTCGGCGGGGGCCACCTGGTTAAATTTCTCGACCGCGACTTGGGAGCGCACGCATTTCTCGATCAACGCGGCAATGGCTGTCGCGTGTCGCGGGTAGTCCTTATGCAAACCATCGGCGGCGCGATCGCGTTCGAGGATCACTTCCGCGCGGCGTCGCGCGCGCGCGGCGTCGCTTTCGGCCTCGCGCGCCCCCGCAAGCCGCGCGTCCAATTCCTCCGCGACCGCGCGAAGCCGATCGAGCAAACGATTCGCGGCGGCGATATCATTGTCGAGTTTGAGCAAATCGCCGTCCGTCCCGGAGAGCAGCGTCTCGCGGCGACGTCCGGTCAAGGCGTCGCGATTTCTCTCGGCCGCCTCGATCGCGCCAGGGAGCGGCGAAATCACGCGCTCTAGTTCGGCTGCGCTCGCGCCTTTGCTCGCGCATAATTTTTGCGCGGTTTCGAGCGTCTGAGTTAATGGAGGGGATGCTTTTTCGACCACGATTTGATTTCCTTTTTTCATCTCGGACAGCGCGAATAAAGAGCGCGGGATTGGTTTCCTTGACCGGAGCACATCATTGAGGAGCCGGAGAAAACCTTACCGTTGTCGGGCTTCCCGCTTCGCCCTCTGCAAGTCTCCTCAATTCGTTTTGCGACGCCGGCGGCGACTCGGCCGCACGTGCCGGTTCAATCGTGGGCGGGG